GGCCGAGGAGGACGGCATTCCGCTCTTCGGCTGGAAGGATGACGGATGGCTCACCATGACGAACTCGGCTGTTACGAATCACGCCGAGATCGTGAAGTGGTTCAAAGAGATGCGGCAGAAGGGGTTTCGGATCAAACAGATCGGCTTTGACCGGAAATTCTCGACCGAGTTTTTCCGGGATGCGAAGAAAGCCGGTTTCAAACTGGTCGACGAGCCGCAGTATTTCTGGCGCAAGTCGATGGGCTTTAGGCGCATCGAGCAGAAGGCGAAGCTCGGAAAGCTCTACTATTTGCACTCCGACGCCTATGAATACTGTGTGCAGAACGTCCACGGTATCGAGAAGACCGACGACCTGATCCAATACGAAAAAATCAGTGAGAACCGACGAATCGACCTGTTCGACGCGTCGGTTTTTGCTTGTGTCCGCTATCTGGAGGACACCGACCAGGCGAAGGCGCAAGAAAACTGGCTGAAAGGGGGTGAGTCTACGGCGTGAGTAAGCGACAAAAACAGCGGGCGCGGCAGCCGACCCAGCAGCGGAGCTCCGGCGGTGACCTGCTCGGGTACTGGCTCAGAGGTGATGACCTGACGCTGCCGGTTGGATATGTGCGGCTGAGCGAAAACCCGGAAGTTCGGATGGCGGTGGATCGCATCGCAGACATGGTCAGTAACATGACCATCCACTTGATGCGGAACGTGGATGGCGGCCACGAGCGGGTGCAGAATGAGCTCTCGCGAAAAGTGGACATTGAGCCGTATTCGCTGATGACACGAAAGGCGTGGCTCTACCATATCGTGCACACAATGCTCCTTGAGGGCGACGGCAACGCCTTTGTCTTCCCTCAGTTCCGGGACGGGTTGATCGACGAGCTCATCCCGGTTCCGGCGCATATGGTCACGATCCTGCCGCCGGTCCAAAACGGCATCGGTCTGGCGACCGGGTACCAGGTCATGATTCAGGGCCGCATCTACAATCACGATGAGGTGCTGCATTTCAAAATCAATCCCGATCCGCAGGAACCATGGCGGGGCCGTGGGTACAGACTGATCCTGAAGGATGTCGTGGCGAACCTCGCGCAGGCGGCGAAGACAAAGAACGCATTCATGGGGGATAAGTGGCGGCCGAGCGTGATCGTGATGGTCGATGCTGATTCCGCGGAACTTTCCGACGAGAAAAAACGCGAGAAATTGGTTGAACGGTACATCGGTGACGGAAGAAGCGGCAAGCCGTGGATTCTGCCGGAGGGGATTATCCGGGTGGAGACGGTGAAACCGCTCAGCCTGCAGGATATCGCGATCCATGAGAGCGTGCAGATCGACAAGCGAACGGTGGCGGCCATGATTGGTGTACCGCCGTTTTTCGTGGGCGTCGGAGAGTTTCGCAAGGATGAGGTCAACAACTGGATCCGGACGAGGATCGCATCCATCGGGACCATCATCGGGCAGGAGCTCACGAGCAAGCTGCTGTATTCACCCGATCTTTATTTCCGTCTGTCGGCTCGGAGCCTCTACGCCTACGATCTCAGCGAGCTGTCCCGGATCGGCATGGAGATGTTCATCCGCGGCCTGATGGACGGGAACGAGGTGCGCGATTGGGTCGGCCTGTCGCCGCGTGAGGGATTGGATGAGCTGGTGATCCTCGAAAACTACATCCCGCGCGGCATGATTGGCGACCAAAAGAAACTTGAGCAAGGAGGTGATGACGGTTGAGCAGAGATACAAGGCAGACCCGCAGCTTAAAAACCGAGCTGAAGACGCGGGACGAAGGCGAAGGCGGCGATCTGGTGATCGAAGGATATTTCGCGGTGTTTAACCGCGAGACGGAGCTTTGGCCTGGCGCCTATGAGGAGATCGCGCCGGGCGCGTTTGACAATACGCTGTCGAACGACATCCGAGCGTTGATCAACCACGAAACGCGCCTCGTTTTGGGTCGTAACAAGTCCGGCACGCTGGAGCTGCGCGCGGACAATTATGGCCTCTGGGGCCGGGTGAAGGTGAACCCGAACGATACCGACGCCATGAACCTCTATGAGCGCGTGAAGCGCGGGGACGTGGACCAGTGTTCGTTCGGGTTTAATATTGTCCGCGAAGACACCGAATGGCGCGATGACGGCTCCGTGAAGTGGACGATTCGAGAAGTCGATCTGCACGAGGTTAGCGTCGTCACCTTCCCGGCCTACGAGGACACAGGCGTCGCGGCTAGGCAGAAGCAAGTCGAAGAGCACCGCGAGCGTTTGTTGCAAGCAAAGCGCCAAAAACTCATTGAAAGGGTGAAGAAAATTGCTGAGGCAACTGGTACTGTCCAAAAAGATTGAGCAGCGCAAGAACGCGCTGGCCGAACTGCTGATCGAGGAAGAAAAAATCCAGACGCGTAGCGCGGAGCTGGAGGCGGCGGCCAACGAAGCGAAAACCGATGAGGAAATCGCTGCCGTCGAGGAGGAAGTCGGAAAGCTGGAAGCCCAAAAGGGTGAGCTGGACGAGAAAAAGTCCAAGCTGCAGGGCGAGATCGAAGCTCTGGAGGGCGAGCTTGAACAGCTCAACGCGAAGGAGCCGGCCGGCGAACAACGGTCGGCACAAAACCAAAAACGGGGTGAATCTCAAGTGGCAAAGGAATATCACATTTCGCAAGTCCGCAAGATGCTCGAAACCGGCGAGTATTACAACCTCTCGGAAGTACGCGAGTTCTACGAGAAGTTCAAAAACCTTCGTGCCGTTTCCGGCGGCGACCTTACGATCCCGAACGTCATCATCAACCGCATTCTGGACATCGTTGGCGACTACACGACGCTTTATCCGCGCGTGGACAAAATTCGCGTGCAAGGGACGGCTCGCATCCTGATCGACACGGACACGGCAGCCGCAACGTGGATCGAGCAATCCGCATCCATCCCGACCGGCGACGTCGGCACGATCACGAATGTCGACTTCGACGGCTTCAAGGTCGGCAAGGTCGTGTTCGTCGACAACTACTTGCTGCAGGACAGCATCATCAACCTGGACGATTACGTCGTCCGCAAGATCGCCCGGGCGATTGCAAAGGCGCTTGACCTGGCCATTCTTAAGGGGACCGGGTCCACGAATAAGCAACCGGCCGGCATCATCCCGGCCATCCCGGCAGGGAACCAGGTGACGGTTGAGGCTGACGACAAGCTGCTGGTGAACCTGCTCAAGCAGGTGTCGCTCGTCGATACCGGCGATGACAGCTATGGCGAGATCGTCGCCGTGATGAAGCGGCAGACGTACTACAACCGCCTGCTGGAATTCACGATCAATGTCAATTCGTCCGGCAACATCGTCGGCAAGCTTCCGAACCTGACGCAACCGGACCTGTGTGGGCTGCCGGTCGTCTTCAACCAAAACATGGACGTCGACAAGGTCATTTTTGGCGTGCTCGATCAATACACGATGGTCATCCGCGAGGACATCACGATCGACCGGTCCGAGCACGTCAAGTTCGTCGAGGATCAAATGGCCTTCCGCGGCAAGGGACGCTTCGACGGCAAACCGGTGCGCCCGGCGGCGTTCGCGCTGGTCACGATCACCGATCCGGCACCGGAGGTGTAATCTATGCCTAAAGTGCTGAAAGATTTTCGGTGCAAGGTCACGAAGCGCGTTTATCGCGCTGGTGACGAATACGATGGAGACCGCACGGAAGAGTTGCAGTCGCTGGGATATGTTGCGGTTGAAGAAGGTGGGGATAAACCGGAGAAACCGAAGCGCAAGCGCGATGACAGCGGGTGACGGCCATGGACGAGGCGCAAATCCTCGCGCTGGTAAAAGCGCGTCTCGGAATCACGCACGCGGTCAGGGACACATACCTGGCCGCTATCGTTTCCGGTGTGGTTCGGGAGCTGGAACACGAGAAAGGGATCGCGCTTGATCCCAACGACATGAATCACGTCATGTTTTGCGTCGATCTGGCGACGTGGCGCTACCAGTCCCGAGACGAGTCCGGCGCGATGCCGCGGCATTTGCAGTATCGGCTGCACAACCTGATTATCTCAGCGGGCGGTGGTGCCGGTGACGTATGATCACGAACTGACGTTGATCGGAGAGACGATCGAGGAAGACGAAATCGGCAATCAGCGGCCTGTCGAGACCAGGACGACGATCCTGTGCTCGGTCAAGTCGGTCGGCCGGAATGATTTCTATAGCGGAGCCGCGGCGGGCCTGCGGCCGGAGTACGTCTTCACCGTCCACGCCTACGAGTACGGCGGCGAGCGGATCGTCGAGTTCGAGGGCAAGCGGTATCGCGCGATCCGCACGTACCAGACCGGGACCGAGGAGATCGAGCTCACGGTCGAAAGGGTGATCGGCAATGGCTAGCATCAACATCGACAACCTCGCCGCCGAGATCACGCTGGCCGTGGAGAGGTACACCGAAGACGTATCGGCAGCCATCGAGCGCGAGGCCGACGAGTCTTCGGAGCGCCTCGTCAAGGAAATTCGTGCACGCTCTCCACGCCGGACTGGAGAGTACGCGAAAGGCTGGACTCGGAAAAAGATGGGCGGGGACGGCGAGATCCGCTATGTCGTCTACAACCGCAAGAAACCGTGGCTCGCTCATCTGCTCGAGTTCGGCCACGCGAAGCGCGGCGGAGGGCGTGTCGAGGGGCGGCCACACATCCGTCCGACAGCTGATCAGGAAATCGAAGCGTTTCAGAACCGCGTCCGCGCGATCATCCGAAACGGAGGGTGATGTGGCGTGACGTTGCAGGAGCTCTATACCGCGCTCAAGGCGATCGGATATCCGGTCGCCTATTCGCATTTTGAGGATACGCCGCAGAACCCGGCGCCGAAGCTGCCGTACATCACGTACCATGAGGCGTACAGCTCCGACCTGATGGCGGATAACCGGAACTACGTGGATATTCCGGTCATCCAAATCGAGCTCTATACGGACAAGAAGGACCTCACGGCCGAGGCTGCTGTCCAGAACAAGCTTAAGGAGCTCGGGCTGCCGTACAGCAAGACGGGGACCTACCTCGAAGACGAGAAGTTGTTTCAGACCATTTACGAAATCCAATTGATTGGGGGATGAACGATGAGCCAGAACAAAGTGACGTTCGGGTTGGAGAAGGTGCATATTGCTTTCGTCGACGATTCGAACCCGAGCCAGCCGGCGTGGAAGACGCCCGTGGCGATTCCGGGCGCGGTGCGCTGGACGCCGACGGCCGTCGGTGAGAGCACCAATTTCTACGCGGACAACACCCTGTACTTTTCGTATACCGCGAACAACGGCTACACTGGCGAGCTGGAACTTGCCAATGTGCCGGATGCGATCCTGGCCGAAATGCTCGGCTGGGAGATCGACGAGAACGGCGCGCTGATCGAGGTTTCGGACGCGATCCCGAAGCACTTTGCGCTGATGGCGCAGGTGCAGGGTGACAAGAAAAACCGCAGGTTTGTCTATTATGACTGCGTTGCCAGCCGCCCGGCGAAGGAGCGCACGACAAAGGCCGAGTCGATCACGCCGGCGACGGATGTGCTGAACCTAACGATCAGCCCGATCGAGATCGGCGGCAAGATGATTGTTCGCGGTGAAATGGAACTGAGCGACACCAATGCGACGGCATACAACGGCTTTTTCGGCGCCGTATATGTGCCGGACTTTGACGGCGGAAGCGGCGGTGGCGGCTGATGCGCGAGGTACAAGTTGGCGACAAGACGCTGAGGCTCAGGGGATCGGCCCTGAGCCTTTTACATTACCAGCAGGAGTTCGGCCGGGATCTTCTCGGCGATATGGTCGGGATGATGACGGGGCTGGCCGGGTTTCAGGCACTCGCAAACGGCGGAAAGGTCGATCCGTCCAAACTCGACCTGAGCAAGCTGGACTCTGTGGCGATCCTGCGCCTTGTCTGGACGTTGGTGCGGACGGCAGCCGGCGTGGGTGGGCAATTCCCGTCTTTCACCCGCTGGCTCGAGGAGCACGAGGATATCAATATTTTCGACCCTGACCTTCTGACCGCGGCGATGGAAGAGGCACAGAAGATCTTTTTTCGTCGAAGCCAAACCGTGGCACCGGCGGCCAAAGGGTGATGCACCCAACCGGTGCGATCGATCTGACATCAACATCCTTGCATTGGCGCGGAGGATTGGGCTCAGCATGCAGGAGCTCGACATGCTGACCATGCAGGACTTTTTTGATCTGGTGTACGCCTACATGGGCGACGATCCGGACACGCCGCGTGAAGCGACGCAAGATGACATTGACGCATTTTTCCGCATGTGAGGGAGGGTGAGTAGATGGCAGAAAGTATCCGTGGTATCAACGTCGTCATTGGTGCCGATACAACGGGGCTGTCGAAAGCCCTCAGCGACGTCAACAAAAAATCAAGAGACATCCAATCCGAACTCAAGCAGGTCGAGCGCTTGCTCAAGCTCGACCCATCAAATACAGAGCTGGTCGCCCAGAAACAAAAGCTGCTTGCTGACGCGATCGAAAATGCCCGCGAGAAGCTGGACAGGCTGCGTGCCGTGCAGGAGCAGGTCAACGAGCAATTTGCCCGTGGCGAGATCAGTGAGGGGCAGTACCGGGCATTCGTGCGCGAGACTGAAAAAACGCGGCAGGAACTGGAGAAGCTCGAGAAGCAGCTCAAGGACATGGAGCCGGCCGTCGAGTCGTTTGGCGAGAAGATGCAAAAAACCGGTGACAAGCTAAAGGTTGCCGGCGAGAAAATGACTGACGCCGGCAAGAAGCTTTCCCTCGGTGTGACGGCGCCGATCGTCGGGCTCGGAACGGTCGCGACGAAAGCGGCCGTTGACTTTGAATCGGCGTTCGCCGGCGTCCGGAAGACGGTCGACGCAACCGAGGAAGAGTTCGCGCAACTGGAACAAGGCATCCGAGACATGGCGAAGCGCATGCCGGCGTCGGCTACCGACATTGCGGCCGTCGCGGAGGCTGCCGGCCAACTCGGCATTGAAACGCCGAACATCCTGAAATTTACCGAGACGATGATCGGCCTCGGGGAAGCGACCAACCTCACGGCCGAGGAAGGCGCGACGCAATTTGCGCGGTTTGCCAACATCGTCGGGATGAGCCAGCAGGACTTTGACCGCCTCGGCAGCGCAGTCGTTGCGCTCGGGAACAACTTCGCCACGACTGAGGCTGAGATCGTGGAGATGGGGATGCGGCTGGCCGGCCAAGGGGCGCAGATCGGACTCACCGAGGCGCAAATCATGGCTCTGGCGACGGCCATGTCGTCGGTCGGCATCGAGGCGGAGGCCGGCGGCACGGCGATGAGCACCGTGCTCAAGCGTATGCAAAATGCCGTCTCGCTCGCTGGTGAGGACCTGGACAAGTTTGCGGCTGTCGCTCGGATGTCGGCAGAAGAATTTGCGCGGGCATTTCAGGCCGACCCGGCAGCCGCGCTACAGTCGTTTGTGGACGGTCTGGCTGAGTCGAGCAAAACTGGCGAAAACTTGGCGATCATCCTCTCGGACCTCGGCATCACTGGCATCCGCGAGTCGGACACGCTGTTGCGTTTGGCCGGGGCGAACGACACGCTGCGCGGTGCATTGGAGACGGCGACGGAAGCGTGGGCGGAAAACAGTGCGCTGCAAAACGAAGTGGCGCAGCGGTATGGCACCACCGAATCGCAGTTCCGAATGTTCCAAAACAAGTTGAAAGACGTAGCCATCACGCTGGGCGATGCTCTGCTGCCTGCGCTCATGGATCTGTTGGATGCCGCGCAACCAATAATTGAGATGATCGCGGACTGGGCGCGAAAGTTTGCGGACATGGACGAGAAGACGCAGAAGGCGATTGTAGCAATAGCCG